AGTTTCACTTCCCTGTTCGGGAGTCGTGGTTTGCTCTTCCATTTTATTTCCTTTTTATTTGCTAGTTAGGTACTAGCAACCAAGTAGCCTAATGGCTAAATTTTCCAACGAGCATCTTCAATCTTGCTAGAGTCAACAATAGACTGAAGGTGTGCTAGTAATTCTTTAGTTGTCTTAATTCTTTGATAAGCTCTTTCTCTAACCTCAACCTCATCATCGTTAGAGTAAGTAATGACATTTAAATGATCTTGAATGATAGTATCAATGACTTCTTGAAAAGACTCATTTTTTAATATATCTGCAATTTCTTGTTTTCTTATCATTGCAATTGACTAATATTTTTAATTTTATCTAATGCATTAATAAGTTCTTTAGATTCGGTAATGCGTGTTTTATCGCTTTCTGTTTTAGCTTTTTGCATTAACTCTAATTCTTTTAATGCCATTTCTTTTTCAAATTGAATTTGTTTTTGTTGCAATTCTAACTGATCTTTTGCAGCTTTTAATTCCATCTGCTCACGATCCATTTGTAATTTTGCAGCATCTGTTTGTGCTTTTAATTGTGCTTTTTCACGTTCTACTTGTGCAAGTATTTGTGCAGCCTGTGTATTAGGATCAGATTGTTGAGATTGCGCTTGTTGTTGTGCTAGTTGTTGTGCTTGTTCTTCTGTAACTTCCATGAGGAACTGGCTATCATCTTTAAATCCTGCCATATTCACAAACTTGGCTAGTGTATCTCGGTATTGTTTTAAATTAACAAGAGGATTACTTAATCCGTATGTTGTAAGCACTTGCTCTTGTTTATCTAAAATCATTTGCATAACGGCTAGTTGTTCTTGTTTAGAGCCAGTACCTAACCCAACATTAACAGTTATATTGTATTCCTCTTTCCATTCTCTTGGATTCATAGGAACATATTTATTATTAATTCTAATAATGCGTTCTTTTTGTTGGTACTTACATACAAGACCTAGAATACCTTTAAATAAAGATGACACGCCTGTGTCTGCAAAGATACGAGCAATAAGCTCTAGTTTACCTGCAGCTGCACTTGTCATTGCAGCAACTGCTGTAGCTGTTACATTTTGCAATACATCTGCATTTAGTCCTTGTTGTGCATCTGACACACCTGATCGTTTTGCCTGTACTTTATCTAAATACTCAAGCATTGGAAATGATTGTCCGGCATTAGATTGTACAGTCATAGGCACAATTGCATTAGGGTTCTTCATACGAATTACACCACCTGCGGTAGATGTTAGCAAGTCATCTAAATTGACTTGCCCTTCTACTGCACCTACACGATAGTTGTTAGTTAGGTATAAATTATCTAACATCTGTCTAGTAATGGTTGACTTAATAAGTTGTAAGTCCATAGCTCGGTCAGCTAATGAATGACCATAGAATTTATGTGGTATAGGTAGAGGACAAATACTGTGGAATGGTATATAGTCACATTCCTCGTTATGAAGTATTTGATTGTTTGAATAACAAACTCTACGAAGTTCTGCCACACCATCGCCATCATAGTCTGCTTTAATATAGCACTCATAGTATTCAACTAACTGCATGGACTCGTCATCGGAATCCATGTCAGTCGGTTGTTCACCTCGTGTGTATCGTGCTATTCTTTCAGGACTAAATTCTAATGCATCACCTGTAGATAAAGACATAACGGTATCTTCATCGTAACCCATTGCAATAAGATCAGAACGAGCTAGCATTTTACGGTGTGCTACAAAATTAGCATCAGCAATGGTTCTTGCTCGTTTACTAATTAAAAATTCTTCAGGTGGTATGTTTTCTACAACAACCTTACCTTTATCTCTTCTTCTTTTTAGTTTTACATCATGCATTGAAATAGCAGGTGATACTTCCATGCCTGTCATGTCATCAAAAACTGCTTCTTGCACAATAGTAGAATCTTGCTCAATAATCTCTACTTCATCGTCTTGCATGATCATGGCTAATTCATCATCGTTCAAGCCATAATATTTTTCTACATTAACATCAACCTTGTCATCCCAATAGGCTTTGACAACGCCAACCTTTTGCAATAACGCATCTTTAAACCAATCGTGCATGATTTCAAAGCCGTTATTGTCTTTATAGAATATGTGGTTTACATAGACTGTTGCTTGTTCTGCAATAGGTGCATCGCCTTGATTAACAGGTTCAAACACAACTGCATCGTTAGATGATGTAAACACACGCATCAGTTGTGGTAATGCACCGTCAACAACTTCTGCTACTTCACCAGTAACAATCTGTGACTTACCTTCAACTTCGTTACCATAAGGCTCACGCATATAGTATTCAAGTGCTTGCTGTCTTTCATCTGTTGTTTCGGTTTCAAGATAACCAATAGCATCATCTATTTCGCCTTCTACAATGCTTAATAGTAGATTGTCATTCTTTTTTAATCGTTTAGCCATTTAAACTACCCATGAATTGTTTATATTTAGTGGTTTATTCCAATCGTCTGTGCCTTCATCCATGCCTACTGCTAAATAACGCATTGCATCGGCAAAATGTGATGTCCAATCATGCACAGGCTTGTCAAAAAACACATCCTGCTTCTCATTATAAGTTCTTCTGTAATTACGAAGTGCCGTTACTAGGTTTAATGTCTTATGATCAAACCAACAGCGTGGTAAAATTCGTCTAACTGCTTGTATACCATCATCTACAGGTAGCTTTGTCACTACCTCACATTGTAAACCAAGCTCATTAAGTGTTTCTAGCCTAGATTTACCTGTTCCCAACTCTCTTACTTGCACATCATGTGGTAATAAGTGAGTTGCATCCTTATAGCCTTGATCACGAATCCAATTAACATAGTGTGATAGACCTTTACCATGATTTTCATGGCAATCTATGATTCTAATCTCTTTGCCTACAAGTTGGCATACAATAATTGCAGTAGAATCACCTACACCAAGATCCCAAGCAGTATATGTTCGTGCTAAATCATCGTATGGCACTTCCGTCATACGACCTTTACCTTCTAATTCGTTAATATCTGATCCATAATAAGCACCTTCTACAGGAGCATGAAAGGAGCATTCAAATTCTTGCTCATACTTATCTGTGCCCATTTCTTTTTTAGCCGATTCTAGCTCATACTCGTCTAAAATCTTGGTTTCTGATGCTTTAAACTCTAGTAGCTTCCAACCTACCTCACCTGACATGGCTTTATCACGCAATGTTTTGAAGTGATTAGAACCCTTAGGTGTACCAATGAACATTACCCAACCTTTACGATCAGCAATGCATGGTCGTACAATCTCGGTAAACAGATTAGGGTTAATATCTGCAATCTCGTCAATAATAACGCCATCCATATAGATACCACGAAGTGCATCAATAGAGTCTGCACCGTAAAGTGATATTCTACGATCCATAAAGTCTACACGCAATTCTGCAATATTTGCCTTTGCATCCAATGGTCTTGTGTATTCTGTCAGATAATCCCAAGCTACTCTTTTAGCCTGTGCGTAAGTTGGTGCAATGTAACCAAATCTAGGTTTGGGTTTATCGCACATTAATGCACTATGGATTAATTGTGTTATAGCCGATACGGTTTTGCCCATCCTACGATGTGCTACCACTACAGTAAAACGATTACCATCCACGCTTTCGTGGATCATTTCTTGTGGCTTTCTAGGTCTGTAACCTATATCAACAGTTTCCTCTTGGAAGTCCTGTTCTGCAAGATTATTCATCTTTTGGTTTGTTGAGTCCTATTCCTGTAATAACATTTATTGATAATGGTGCATCTACATTACCCTCAATTTCTGTTGATGACAAGTCAGGTAATGATTTTTTAAGTAAAATCTCAATAGCTTTTAGCCTTGCCGGTGACAGATCTTCTGTTACACCAATAGCACAATTTTGTAAGACATTGATCAGTTGTGATGCTTGGATTTTTGTCCTTACCTCATCTTGATGTCTTTTTTTTAATCTTGTTGCCATGATCTTTCCTTATTTGTTCCATTCGTTGTAACCTAGCTTCTCTAGACATATAAAACCATTGTTCTAAATCGTCATAAGTTCTATGACATGATATGCAAGTTGTTCCTTCCATACGACATACGCCTGTACAAGGCGAGTCCTCTAGCACTTCCATCTACGCATAGATGCTTTTGCTCTTTCTGCATTTTTACTTTTTTTCACAACCCCACCCATTCTAGCACAGAAAGATTTTTTTCTTGCTGCATCTTTTTTAGTTTTAGGGTTAGGTGCAGGTGGTTTAAGTTTGCTACCTGTAGCTCGGTTGTATTTTGCTCTACCTTTAGCAGTCAGTCCTGCACCACGCTTGGTTGATAGTTTTTCACCACGACCTACAGATAGCTTGACTGATTTTGCCATTAGTTTATACCTGTTTTTTCACAACGCTGTAAGCGTATACAACCAAGATCAATAATAAAGTAACTAAAATGATGTGTGTTCTTGCTATCATCCATTTTGCTATCTTCATAAAATTCAAATCCAAATTGTAAACCTGCGAAAAAATGCCATGACCACATAATTAATCCTTAGTAGCTATAATCATTCCCTTTTCTATTTTAACATTAGGGAATACTTTTTTAACGGTTGATAAATAGTCTTGTAATTTTTTATTTTGTTGGTATTGATCTGCACCTGTTACTTTACCTACGCCTGACTTGTTACCTTCGTAGACTGTGATATAAACTTTACCATTAGGTTTGATGTGTTTATAGGCAGTCTCTAGTGTTTTAATTTGATTTGCTTCATCAGGAATAACATTAAGTACATTACTAATGGTAGCAGTATCGGCAGTATTACGAGCCTCATTTAAAACCATTGTATTATGTTCGGCAGTCCTATTAAAAGGATCATACACTAAATTTTTCACATTCTTATCTGCTAAGAACTCAGTTGCATTATCAAACTTACCACCACCAACATCTAGGTTTACAGTACCTGAGTCCCAATCTAGTTTGTTAAAGACGGCAGGTAGCTTGTCTTTGTTAATACTTGTCTTAGCACTTGTGTATTGTTGATCTATTAAACCCTTAGGAGGTGTAAATGCTTCTGTGCTTCTATTGACCGTTTGAGCCTCATAATAAGGCATGATGTTATCTAGCCATTGTTGGTTAAATTCTTGTGTGGGGAATCCAAGATCAAATGCCCTATGGTCAACACTTATGGGTTTACCTTCTAAACGCCTAGTGTTATAAAAATCTTGAAACATCTTCTCGTAAGGTATAGGTACTTCTGTCTGACCTACGAGTAATCCACCTATGTTTGTATTGTAGGTTGGATGAGGAACTCTAGGGTTAGTAATAATTAATTTATTTGGGTCTATTTGTCCTATACGATAGCCTGTAGACAAGTCAGGTAGGTCTAACAAATTAGGGTCTGTGATACCTTTTTTAACAGGAGCAATATCAGGAAAGCCTTTATTCTGAAATTCTTTTAATTGGCTTACCCTAGTAAACTCATGCCTTAACGCACCTGCTTGATCAGTATTGTTAATTAACTGTGCTTCTGCAGCAGGATGGTTAAGTCCTTTCCATTCAGGTCTTGTCTTACGAACGGATTCATCAAATTCTTTAATATATTTCTTAGGAATATCTTGTGCCTTGATATCCTGAAATAGAGCATCACTTAACATCGTGTTATGCCCTAGTGAACCATGTCCTGCTGTTGTATATATTAGGTAAGGATCACGCCCTTCCTCTGTTATCTCTCTTGCTTTGTTAGCTATGGTAGTGACACGACCTTTTTCACTTGCCCATATATCAGGATTGTAGTCCATGAAACGACCACCACCTGTTAACTTCACAGATTCAGGTAACACTTGATTATTAATTTCAGTTAGGTAACCTATGTTTGATCTATCACCTTTAGCACCAATACCTGTTCCACCATAAAGTCGTTCAGGATTTATTAGGTTGACTGTCTTTTCATTCTTAAACGGCACTACTTTTGATGTCATAGTGTCAAAAGGTTGATTTAATTTTGTACTACTAATAGGATGCCATAGCCCTAGTGCTTCTGCTTCTGCCCTAGACATGGTCTTACCTATCAACCCACCTACCTTAGTGAGTGGACTAGCTAATTCTATAGCACCTTCAGGCGTAGTCACATATTGACCATACTCATCTAGTGCCTGAGATACT